TTAAAATTTTGTCGTGCCACCGAATTATTCGTAGTACCAGTGTTTATACTGCCAATAGCCATTGACTGAGTAACAGAACCAGTGCCAGATACAAAATTTTCAACTACATCATAAGTAGTAAAGTCGAATAAGTATGTCCTAAATTCATCCCCCACCAAACCCCTTAGTATATTCCTGTTGTGTAATAATTTTGTCGGCCCAGTACTCTCTGTCCAAACATCTCCTACGTCCTGTAGCTCCCACCGCTTATCTCCTGCATTGGCATCGGGCGAAATAATGAGTGGAGAAGATTCAGCAACACCAGAACTTGCATTAAGATGATACAGATAAGCAATTCCATCTGTTATTACAATAGCACCGTCACCGTCTGCTAATCCCGCTCCGTCTATATTATCAAGTGCACCCTCTGTTCCGCCAACTAAGGCGATAGCTCCGTAAAAGTTATTAGCCATTCTTATTCCTTTGATTATTAATCACATCTTGAACGGTTACAGGTTTAGGCCTACGTTCCCAATAGTGACAACGATTCATGTGGTCACCACTTTTTGAAGTTAGTTTAAAGATTCCACGAAGATAGTCCCGCTGAAATTTTTGTTCTTCTATTCTTCCAGCATCATGAACTATAACACGATTAGATACTTTAGATGCTATATTCATTGCTAAATTACGGCCAACTCCTCCATCAGAGATTCCTTTTGGCCCATCTACTAGTACTAAGTCAAAAGGTTTTTCAGCATTATGAGATAATGACATATCAATACTATCTTCGCATTGCATATCATTATTTATACATTGCCCATCCCAAAGTTTGATAGTGAGATTATTCCTTGGAGTTATTTTTGATTCAATGAGTTTTTTATGTTCTTCAGAAGTTTCATAACTAGTAACTTCACAAATTTCAGACATAAGTAACGAAGATAGACCAGCTCCAAATTCTAATATTTTTGCTGGACAATCTTCACCAGGCATGAGTTGAGATATATTGACATATTTTTTTATAAACTTCCAGTCTTTCTGAGATATGCTGAAGCCGCCCCAAAACATATTATATGGGGAATTAGACCTATCATAATAATTAATAGAGTCCCAACCACTAGTATCACTTAACCCAACTACTTTGAAGTGTTCACATCTATAGTGGACAGCTGTATGTATTTTATACCCAGCTTTAGTAGCTCGCCGACAAAATGCAAAGTCTGTCCCGTAGGTCTGAATTCCATCTTCATCAAATTCTGAGTGAAACGGAGCTTTAATATTTTCTAATACTTCCCGCTTCACTAATATGCACCCTGTTCCAACAATTGCGACTTCTAATATATCAAATATATCATCAACAGAATCTAAATCTACTGCTGAATAACCTACTCCATCTTTATGTGGCGTATATGCAGTCCAAGTTAATATATTGCCTCCACTACGAACTAAAGCAGGCATAGCAACTATATCACAATTAGCATATACTAGCTCACATGGATTTTGCATTGGTACTACATCATCATCTATCATTAAAAGATAATCGCAATCTGATTCTAAAAACCTCTTAACTATCAGATTGCGATTACTTGAAATTGGATTAGCCCAAGTCTTATCAGGATTTTCCCATATAAGATTAACTCCAGGTGTTCTGTGCATAGCTTGGATAACTGTTGCTGATACTTCTCTTCTTAATGTACCGCCATTAAGAATAGCTAAGTAAACCTTTTTGATTTTACTGCTGTTCCCCATATTAGTCTCCTCAAGTACCGTCCCTAACCATCGCCGCCAGGTCAGATACATTTTAAAAAATCTTAACTGAGTGTGATATCCAAATCGCCAGCAGCAAATTTCGGTGTATCACCACTTGCTACACTTTTGCTGATAGTCAGCGAGCCATAAGCAAGCATATTCCCCGCCGTTGAAGCATCGCAAATTGCAAAATCAAGGATTGTGCCCCAACTTGCAGTAGCTTGAGCATATTGAATATCATTAGTATTCTCAGTTGCTCCTGCAACAGCTTTATCCCATGTTGCCATAATAACACGAGCATAGGAAGGAGATGCTGGTTCAGTAATAGTAGAACCAGTCATATCATCTGTTACTGTGACAGTACAAAGAGCTACATACTTATCAGGCTGAGCATAAGTCAAAGACTTTCCTTCGCCTGTACCAAAAATATGGTCCAAAATCGCAATCTCTAAATAATCACTGAAACTACCCATAAGCTTATCCTTTCAAAAGGAGTAATAAAATAAAATTAAAAGTCTCCACGTGGACTTTATACACTTTAAACAATCAAGTTACTATTTTTCCGCATTATGTTTACTATTTGTTCCTCACCGCTTCCAGTCCCAAGATATTCTTGAATTCCAGATGAGTCTAATACATTAATTATGTTTAACGGCCTTTGTTCTGCTTTAGTTTCAGCATCGATAGCACGAACACCAAGACGCCCTTGACTGTCCCTACCTAATGGAAATAATCCTTCTTTACCTGCTTCTCCACCTAAAGCTAAACCACCATTACTCATTGGAAAAATTGTAGGCCCTGAAAGTATGTTACCTTTAGCACATTGTGTTACCGATTTATTATTTAATACTAAACCATCTGCTGCTGTAACTGCTCCTCCTGCTCCTCCAAATAAGCTAGCAATTCCACCACCAATAAGACTTCCCATACCTTTAGCTGCTCCTCCAGCAATCCCGACTAAAGCATTTTTAATACTACCCATAATCTCGCTCATAGCTGGAGCTACGCTTTCTTTTAAGGCTCCCATTAAAGGAGTGGTTATAACATCTTTATACATTATACCTAATATATCACTAGCTAAATTTATTAGTTCCCCTTTAAGAACTTCCCCTATATCTCTAGTATCATCTAATATAGCAGTCATCGGAGATTTTATTACACCTTCTAAACTCTCATTAACCGCTGTGTAGTACTTTTCCATCTCAGCTGCTTCGATACGAGCTTGTTGCATAGCAGTTAATTCTTCTTTATACTTTTCGACTATTTCACCAGATTTATCTCCTAAAAGAATTTTAGCATTAGCTTCTAACTCCATAACCCTGATAGCTCGTTCACGTTCGTCATTAGTTAAACCAATTAAGCTTCTTTCTGCTTTTAATTCATCAAATAGAGCTGTGACTTTTAGCCCAGCTGCTTTTTGCGATTGCAATTTTTGTAGAGATTTTAATTCTTCATCGTATATTTTTACTAACTGTTCAGTATTACTCACTGAAACTAATTTAGCTTGAGCTTCAAACTCTAACAAAGCTGCTGCTCTGTCTCGTTCTTCATTGCTTAAGAATAAACTCTCTCTTTCTATCTTAATAGCATTAAAATAATCAGTGACAGCGAGTCCAGCTTTAATCTGTTCTTCAGTATATTCTTTAGACACTCTAGATGCAGCTTCTTGCTGTTCTTCGATAACTGACCAATGCGTTTTAGGAGTTAAAGTTTCACTAGCTTTTTTTGCCATACGTTCTTGCCATATAGCTAAAGATATAGTATTATCTTTTAATTGAGTTATAGCAGCATCTGCATCTAGTAACAATTTAGTATATTGCCTAGTAACAGGACCAACTGTATCAAACCCATATACTATGACTTGTTTAGCTATCTCGCTGCTATTAACCATAGAACGCCAGCCGGCCTGCCAATCATCAACTAATATTGTAAATCCGCTGAGCCAAGTATTTACTTGAGGAGCTAAACCTTCTCCAAGGTCTCTTTTAATCGCTGCTAGTATCTCTCTATTTTTAGCAAGTTGTTGAGAAGTTGTATTAGCAATTTTACCAAACGCTTCTAAACTCGCTCCAGATGAAGTTGTCATAGCTTCTAAATCTGCTAGGTTCCCTGTGACATCTTGTACTACTGTAGCTAAACCTGTTATAGCTCTAACATTGGGGAATATAGCTGACCGTTGTTCAGCTGTCGCTGTTGCTAATTTTTTCATTACTCCTGTCAAGCCAATAGTTCTTAGAGTAGTAGTATTTAATTCAATACCTAATTCTCTAGCAACTTTTATACTATCTTCAGTTGGGCTCAAGAAAGTAGTTAATATCGCTTTCAAAGATGTCATAGCAATATCAGCAGATATGCCTGACCGTGTCATTGTAGCAATTGCAGCTCCAACTTCTTCTAAGGACAAACCAGACGAAGCAGCTAAAGCAGCTACATGTCCTATAGACCCTGCTAATTCACCAAAAGTTAATTTGCCGCGTTTAACTACAGTAAATAATATGTCGCTGACACGAGAAGCATCAGTCGCTGCAAAACCGTATGAGTTCAAAATAGTAGTTAAAGCATCAGCTGCTATACCTGTATCAGTTAATCCTGCAATAGCAGCTTTAGAAGAAACTTCTAGAAGAGTTATAGCTTCTGATGCATCGACACTCGCAGAAAGAATATCATATAGGCCTTTATTTAATGTCCCAGTAGCTTGCCCATATTGAGTTGCTAGTCGTGATATTTGTTTCTCATACTCAGGGAGATACTTCATAGTTTGGTCATTTAGCATTGTAGAGACATTAGCTAAACCTAACTCAAAAGCTGCAAAGTCCTTAACTGCCGTAGTAGTATATCGTATTCCTTTATAGGCTGCCCCTAAGCCGACCAACCCTATAGCTGCTCTACTTACTTGCGCACTAAGCCCCGCTAAAGCTTTATCCGTTTTTTTGACACTAGCATCCGCTACCGCAGCGCTGCCCTTCATTTGAGTAGTAGCAGTATCAAATTGCTGAGCACCTTGCTGCGCTTTGCGAGCATCAATAATAGCATCAAGAGTTGGCATTTTGTTTTTCTTTCTCTGTTAGAAAATTAATGTATTCAATATCTAAAAATCGAATTAGATGAGCTACTTCTTGTCTTAACTCTACATCCATGATGCAATTCAAATTAAGCCATGATTCAATTTCAGTAAACTTTATCGGCTCTTTTCCTATTCTAATTGCTGATAGAGATATAAATGCTTGCCAGATATATGATAAATCATCATATACCTTCGGCTCAATTTTACCTCTACCACGAGACTTTAATTTCTCATTATATTTGCCCCACTCTAAGTGCCAGAGTAAGACTTCAGTTAATTTTTTTCTGATTCCTCAACTAGAATTTTTTTATACTTATCAGCGCTCTCTGAAACTGTAACTACAAACTCATAGAAATCTTTCAACTCTGGGTCACTAAAGAATTCTTCCGCTTTTTTAGCACTGTATGGAATTTGATTTCCATTAGAGTCCTCGATATTCTCCCAGCCTAGTAATATAGTATTAGCCCTTACTGTAATAAGGGCTTTATTTAGTTCTTCCATAGATGTCTTCTCAGCTCTCATATCTACTTTAAGAGGCTCTACTAATTTACGAAGAAATTCTTTATATTTAGGATTCCGAGCACGAGCTATTTTCAATCGAACTCCTAGACCATAGTCTATCCATACACCATCAGATTCTTTAATTGCATCAGTTTTCAAGTTTTCAATATTCGCCATTTTATGTCCTCACTTATAACTTTAAATGTTCAGGCCCATATAGCCTGAATAATAACTGCCTAATACCAAATTAAGCCCTTAAACAGGCGATATGGGCCTTACACAGTGGTAATTAACACTGATTATGCGACTGTTAAAGCTCCGACTACTGTTGCAGTTGCATTACAATAACTTTCAAGATAAGCAGCAATAGGAAATCTTGCAATACGGATTGTAATGGACTCAGTTGAGTCCATATAAGCTTTGAATTCAAATTCACCAATAACATCCGTATTAATACCGCCTGCAGACCTTTTGCCGGAAGTTATTTTTACTGCTGGCAGTTCAATAACATATCCATTACCAACGGTATCTCTGACTGCTAAAGCTATTGAAGTTACGGTCTGATTCAAAAATTTATTGTATAAAGTAGCATTAGCTAAATTGAGAGTTAATGAACCAGTTAAATCAATTGACCCAACACCAATACTAGCAACTCCAAGAGTGCCTACTTGCATCCTAGTCCGTAAATTATTATTTAGACTTAAAGATAAATCAAGTATAGCGATATCAGATAAATTCTCTAATATTTCAGGGACATGATTAGCCCCTGTCATTACTTTAGTTGTAGTTACAGCAGTATATTCGCTTCCGCCAGTCGCTGTAAGCGCTTCTTCTGCTGAGCCGATAAATCCAAATCCACCAGTTATAATACCATCTGCTGGAATATTTAAGGTCAAAGAATTTATACACATTCCTTTAAATAAGGCCAAAACATTTGAGAGGTCTTTAAAATCTTTTTCAAAGTTGTAACTATCTAAAGTGGTTCCATTAGTGATTTGTGAGCCCATTTGAACAGTTATATTCTCACTAGCAGCTTCAGTAACCAAAGTGCCAGTTGATACTGTCAATTTAGCTGCTGTAGCTGAAGCAAGTTTGAAAAATCCATTATTAGCTGCATTAGCAAATCCAGTGACATAAATCCATTGGTGAGCGCTGAAATTACCGAAGCCACTACCTGCATCATTAAAGGAGTTGTCCACAGAGCTAGCACTAATACTTACTGAATTAGTTACTTTTCGTTCAGTTGACCAGCCTGAAGACAGTAAAGCAGATTTCAAAAGTGTATCATGAGAGCCATAACTCAATTCAAAAGTTATATCCCCGCTAGCAGATAAACCTACCCTGACGATATCAGAAATTTGGCGGTCTGACCGTAATTCTTCGCTGACTACAGTTGCCATATCATGCGATAATGATTCATTATTATAGCGTAAAATTTGTAGAGCTGAACCAGTTTCCTGCGCACCAAATGCAGACTCTTCTACATACGCTAATTGTACTCTATTAGCATCACTCATTTGTACTACCTTTCTATTCTAAGTTAATTTGTGGCCGCTGAGTTAGCGACATTTTAAGTCCACATATATGCAGCAGCTCCAGAACTAGTTCCATCACAAGCGCCTATTAATTCTGTTTCTATCTGAAATTCAGCTGCCGTTATTGTTGCTCCATTTGAGATTGAAGCCATTAAACGAGTAGTCCCTTCTAATAGACCAGATACTCCAGTAATAGCAGTTGTATTACTGATAAATTGCTGCATTGTATCAACTATTCCAGCTACATTTCCAGTTATACCGATAGGCCCTAACAACTCAGTTAATACATTAACTGCCGCATTTGCTACACCAGATGCTGGAGTAGAACTTCCAATTAGTTCTGTCTCAACAGCAACTCCACCCAGTACTCCGCTTACTGCTATAGTTTGAATAGCAGATAAACTGCCTAATGTTATTAAATTACCATCTTTATAAGTCTTAGATTTTTGAATACTCGTATTGATTTTATTAAGTGCTGCTAATAAAGATGCAGCAATCCGCTCTATTTGGTCCATCATACTACCTTTCTTTTAGTTGTCTACAAAAAATGGGCATATTACATTTATTTGGTTAGTATCTTCTACCCGCCCTACTTGAACTACTCGTGGAACTTTGAAGATAATGTCATTTATTTCAGTAATCCTGAACGTTTGCTCTATAATATCTACTAGTTCTAATTGCTTGCCAATTCCACGGCCTATAGGATTTTTAACCCGAGCAGTAATATTTCCTATATGCCTAGAAGAATTAATGCCAATTTCAAATTGACTTGCTGAACCAAAATCTATAGAGTACTCAACCCATAAAACTCCTTCAGGAGTTTCCCGTGGGTCATTATCATATCGTACAGGAATAAAATGAGCGTTAGCTATATTAACTTGAAAATAACTTGAAATTTGATTAGCTAATGACTCATAGAATCCGATAGCTTTGAAAGATAAAGAACCGCTTAATACTATTAGACTACTAATTGAACTTTGTAAGAATATAGTAACACCTACTAAGTTAGCTGAAGTAATCGCATTAATTGTAGCTGTTCCTATTAGTTCATATACAACATTAGCAGTTAAAACTCCTAATGTAGATATACTATCATTAATGCACCCTATTATATTTATAATTTTATTTAAGTTACTGATTATATTTGACTCACTATTGCAAACTCCCTGTAATATAGTATCTAAGCACAATAGACTGCTGCTGTTTGCGTTTATTGCTGTATATGCTATTAGTTCTATTTGAGCGCTTAATGAAGCTGTTAAATCCGATGCTAATACAGCGCTCGACATAAAACTATATTGATTATTTAATTCACTTGAAGTCCCAGAATTGCCAGTAGTAATCCCTAACATTAAAACTACTTCACCTGCTTCGTCTATAGTTAGTAGGCCAGTAGTGATTATAGCCCCATTAGTACTCCCTTGTAACTCGAATTGAAAACTAAGAATCCCAAA